GGCTTCCGCGCGCCGGAGCGTCGTCGAAAGAACCTTCTGCCGCTGCAGCAGCCACAACCGGGAGCCGATCCGGTCCCCTGCGGTATGCGCGAACGTATCCCCCCACCAGCCTTGACGGTTCGGTGCTCTCACCCCGTCATCCGGGTTCGACTTACGCCAAGAAAAAAGGCTGATCAGCACGGCCGCAGCCAGCTCATCGGCCTCGAAGTCGGATATGTCGGCCGGCTTCCCGTTCAGCATCATGTCCATTTAGCGCACCCATAGATCCTTAATCGCCTTTGCCGCTTTGGCCACTGCCCACACAGCTCCGGCGTATGCCATGATGTATATGGGCAAGGCGACGAAAAAAGGAAGCGTTTGAGCCATACCAAGGGCCCTCACAAGGTCTAAAATAAAATCCATTGAACACCTGCGTAGAAGGTGGTCACAAAAAACCCCGCAAGGAGTCCAGCCCTGCGGGGTTTGCTTTTTGGTCTGTACGAAAAGCTCGTACGGTTAGCGCGGCCCGGATGTCTCCGCGCCGTCGCCTTGCTCGGTGTGCGTGTGCGTCTTCAGGCTGATCGGGCCCGCCTTCACATCACCA